AAAATCCATGAGCATAGCGGTTACTCGGCGGATATATCACACCTGCCGACTTATCGCGGCAAGCCGGTGCTGGAGCCGACCAGCGAATGGTCGGAGGATGTAACGGCACAATATCTGCGTTTGATTAAGCAGTTGGATAATGACACTGGGCTACCTTATTACTTAGATACGGCAATGCGGGCGTTTTCGCTAGTATCACATCGCTTTGTACTGAGCGGGCGGACGGCGCAAGACCGATTACGTCGCTTGTTTTACTATCTGCGAGGACGGCAAAAGCCTGTATGGGTCGCGACCTCCGGCAGTGATGTCACCCCGCAGGGTAACTTGTCCGGGCGTACAGTGGATATTGAGACGGTGGGTTATACCGACCATTTATTGCAACAACCCGGACGGCAGGATGTGCGGATTGAACTAACTAACGGGCAAGTGCACTACCGCCGCGTGGTGTCCGCGAATACCACGGCAGTTGGCGAGCGATTGGTGTTTGACGGGGATGTGCTTTATGCCGCCAAACAGGAGATTGCCAAAGTGTCATATTTAAGCCTGTCACGGCTTGAGAGCGACCAAATCAGCTGGGCGCACCAAACTGATGCGGACGGTGTGGCGGTGGTGACAGTGCTCTTTCGGGCGGTTCGCGAAGAGCTCGAAACATAAAAGTGCGGTCAATTTTAAAAGAGGTTTAAAACAGGTTTATGGGCTATTTAAACAGGACAAACTCCGTTTCGGACGGGCAGCCGATAACGTTATATCAATTTGCGCTGGGTAATAACCAAAAAGTGTGGCGGTTTACCGACGCCGACCAAGACATCACCGTCAACGGCGAGCAATGGTTGGCGACCGCCATCAGTGATTCCGGGCGTAAAACGGGGGATAACTTAAGGGTCAGCCTGCCAAGTGATAATGCGGTGGCGCAATTGTTTCGTGGCATTGCCCCAAGCCAGTCGGTCACCCTTACCGTGATGCGGTTGCATTGGCAGGATAACGAGATTCGGGTGGTATGGATTGGCACGATTATCGAGGCTAAACGCCCCGAAACCCACCAAACCGAACTAATTTCGGCAGGACTATCCTCCACAATGCGTTCGGCCGGCTTGCGCTTAATGTGGGGGCGTAGTTGCCCTTATTCCTTGTATGACAGCGATTGTAAGGTGGATAAGGCGAAGTTTGCAGTGGCGGGTTTACGGGTGCAGGCGGTAACAGGTACGACTATTACGGTGGGATTTCCGTCGCAATTGCCGGACAACTGGTTTAATGCGGGCTTTATCGAGTGGACGGATAGCCTTGGGGTACGAGAGGTGCGCGCGGTGACCGTTCATCATAATAACCTATTAACAATTATGGGGGGCACGCAAAAAATCAGTGTCGGCACGCTGATTACCGTTTATCCCGGCTGTGACGGGCAGGTTAAGACCTGTCGCGATAAATTTAACAATGTGCTTAATTTTGGCGGCATACCGCATATGCCAAACAAATCGCCGTATGACGGCTCACGGATATTTTAAGGAGTAATCAATGTTTGCAGCAGTAGGTTGGGCGATAGTCCGTTTTATTGCCGTGATGGCCTTGAGTTATTTAGTTAATCAGGCACTTGCGCCACGCCAAAGAGGGACGCAAGCACCGGAGGCGGTGTCGGCTAATGATTGGGATTTCCCGCAGACCGACGAGGGCGTGCCGCAATGTGTTTTTTTTGGCGATTGTTGGACGGAGGATTGGCAGGTGTTGTGTTATGGCAATTACCGCACATCCGAGATTAAACGGGGGTAAGTGATGGCATTAATCATTACCATGCAGGATATGCGACGCGTCGGCTTTTGTCCGAGCGGGGTTGAGATGTTTTTTGACCGTCAAGGCTTGGATTATTTAGCATTCTTGCGTGACGGTATCCCGGCGCAGGTGTTACTTGATACGGGTAGCGTGTTTGCCCGCAAATGCGTGGCGGCGGCACAGCAGGCGCGCGGGGAGATGGCATCTGATTTGCCGCAATCGGTGGAGGCTAAATAATGGGTGGTAAGCGCAAAGGACGCAAGGTCACGGTCGGTTATCGCTATTTTTGGGATATTCAGTCTGGTCTAGGACGTGGCCCGGTGGATGAGATTGTTGAGATCCGTTTTGATGATAAGACCGCTTATGTAGGTAAGCCCGGCGAGTTGACCTATTCGCAAGCAATTTTTATCGACAAACCCAATTTATTTGGCGGGGAGGATACCGGGGGCGAA